GCAAGGAGGTTTACCATGAACACAATGTCCAGCCTTGAACGATACCGCCGCGACATGGAAGCCGCCATCGAAAACGCCGCCAGGCGCGCGCCGGAAATTGACGCCATCCCCGAAGCGGTCTTGTGCGACGAATGCCAGACCTTTCGCACAGTCAACGCCAGCCGCACATGCGGTCTGTGTTGCCGCTTCCCCCTCTGGCAAGCGGCAACAGCCGCAGACAAAATCAGAACGGCAGCAGCGGCATCGTCCGCTTCGTGCCCAAATCCGGTTTCGCGTCGCCAGATTGAAAGAGGGGCAGCCCGTAGGCGAATCGAGAAATCAACACGGCGAGTTTGCCAGCTGATCCCGGTGCGTGCTCAGTCGGCAACGCCGCGTGATCCAGAGGCATCAACGGATCGTCTTGATGCTCGATCACGGCCCGAGGACGGCCGCGAGACTCCTGACCAACGCACGCCGAGCACCGAGGCCGGCCCTCTACCCGCACAACCTGATGCCGCAGCCCCAGCGACACAACCGCGTGACGGTAACGTAGCGTATCGCGAAGACACACCGCCGGCCGATCACAGACTGAGCACACCGACAACCGCAGCCGCGGCACAATCGACGCCCCACGAGCCATTGAGCACGCTCCTTCCTGGATGTGAATCGCCCCACGGTCAATATTACCAAAAGTTATGACCTTGTCACTACCATGAGCGAAAGTAATACTAGCATCGGGGGTTCTGGGGGAGATCGTGAAGGGGGCGGCATGGTCGGAGAAAACTCACCAGTGGAGCCTGACCAATGCACCTGACCATCACGCACCACAGCACTTATGGAGGCCAATCATGAAGACTCTGACCCTCGAAGAACAGGCTACAAATGCCGCGACCTTGCACCATATCGGCATGGTCCAATCGCTGATCCACAAGTTCGTCAAAGAACTGCTCGACCGGGCGGACGTGCACGACCAATCGAAACTTGCAAGCCCGGAAGTCGAGTTATTTGCCGAGTGGACCCCGAAACTCGCGGGCAGTACTTACGGATCGGCCGAGTACGAAAGTTTTCGCAAAGCGTTGGGGCCGGCCTTGGACCATCACTACGCGAAGAACCGGCACCATCCCGAACATTTCAAGAACGGCATCGACGACATGAGCCTGGTCGATATTGTCGAGATGTTTTGCGACTGGAAGGCCGCGACGATGCGACACAACGACGGGAATCTTCGCAAGAGCATTTCGCACAACGCGAACAGGTTTGGGATGTCGCCACAACTCGTCAAAATCCTTGAGAACACCGTGGATACAGTTGGGGAATAGTCAAAATGATCCGACGTCGACCGCCTCGCCCCGGAGGTGAAAAAATGAAGCCAGAAGAGAAGGCGGTGAAAGCAATCGAGTCCGATCCTCCGCGACTCCGAGGTTTTGACTATTTCGCGGCGTACCTGGCCAACGAAATTGGGAAAGACCTGTTCTGAAACTTGCCGGTGCCGAAACATCATCACCGTGGCGGGGGCGATGATGAGGCCCAGCAATGCAACTCGGCGACGGCGACCTGCATCCCGGCAAGGCGAATATGCGCCTCATCCGCCGGGCAATCAAAAACGGATGGAACGTCCCGGAAGAGTACAAAGCCGCCGTCGTCGAGCAGATGGCGAAGGTCGCCACGGAATCGGACGATGAGCGGAACCGGATCGCGGCGTCGAAAGTGCTCGTGGCGGCGGATTCGGTCGATGCGCGGTTCCAGCAAGCGTCGGACAAGCCGGATCATCCGTCTACGGTGGTGAACGTCACGACGGCCGTTCAGGTCGCCAATTATGTCGAGCCGACTTCCAACGCAAGACGAATTGAAGAGGCTTTGGCCCTACTTGACAGTGCCAGAGCGAGAGCGCTGGCTGAGCCTGATGGGGCCAAGAACGACGAAGTACATGGAGACTCAGCAGCCGACGTCCCGCCAGAGACAATTCCTATCGATGGATTGTCTTGAAGCGTTCTACGGCGGGGCGGCGGGGGGCGGGAAGTCGTCCGCGTTGCTCATGGCGGCGCTGCAATTCGTCGACATCCCCAATTACGCGGCCGTGATCTTTCGGCAAAGCTACACGGATCTCGCCTTGCCCGGAGCGCTGATGGATCGGGCTTTCGACTGGCTTCTCGGAACTGATGCCAAATGGTCGGCCCAGGAGAAGCGATGGACGTTTCCCAGCGGGGCAACGCTGTCATTCGGCTACATCGAGTCGGAAAACGATAAGTACCGATACCGCTCGTCCGAGTTTCAGTTTATCGGCTTCGACGAGTTGACCAACTTCACAGAAACGCAATATCGGTTCTTGTTTTCTCGCTTGCGGCGAGTGCAGGACATTGACGTCCCGCTGCGAATGCGATCCGCCAGCAATCCAGGCGGTGTCGGGCACGATTGGGTCAAGGATCGGTTCGTCGGGTCGCCAGACCATCCTCCGGAAATCGAGGGCGTCTACGTCCCGGCGACGCTCAACGACAATCCCCATCTCGACCGCGAAGAATACACGCGCAGCCTGATGAACCTTGACCCGGTGACGCGGGCCCAGCTGTTGGGCGGCGACTGGGAAGCTTACGAAGGCGGCATGTTTCAGCGGGAGTGGTTCGAGATCGTCGATGCGCCTCCGGTTGGCTGCCAATGGTGCCGCTCGTGGGACAAGGGCGGGACGGCTGGCGGCGGAGATCCGACGGCGGGCGTCAATATCGGCAAGTCGCCGAACGGCATCTACTACATCGAGGATGTTGTCCACGGCCAATGGGGGAGTTTCGAACGAGAGTCGATCATCAAGCAGACGACAATCGCCGACGCCGAGCGGCTTGGAGAGCGAAACTATCAAGTCCTCCTTGAGCAAGAGGGCGGTTCTGGCGGCAAGCACTCCGCCGAAATAACCGTGAAGGATCTTGCCGGCTACAAGGTAAGCGCCGAACGGTCGACGGGAGACAAATCCGTCCGCGCCGGCCCGCTGGCATCTCAGGCGCAGGCCGGCAACGTGAAGCTTGTGAGGGGAAAGTGGAACAGGGCTTTTCTGGACGAATTGTGCCTGTTTCCCCACGGCTCGCACGACGACCAGGTCGACGCCGCGGCATCAGGCTTCAACCGGCTGGCTTTGCATGTTCCGAAGCGGCTGGCGGTGTGGTAGGCTTTGGGGGAGAAAAGGAAGGCCGGAAGCCGTGGAGGAGCCGAATGGCTGGCGAAATCACGATTGAGAGAACGATTCCGCTTACCTCTACCGGGTGGGGCAGGTGTGACACGATCGTCAAGACGGCCGACATGGATGCAGCGTGGTCCGTGTTCAAGGCGTGCGAGAACGTGATGCTTAAGATAGTCGACAGAGCCGCGAAGGCGGGTGGCAACTGCTCGGGGTTCACGGTCGGCGAAATGAGCATCAAGAGCATCAAGGCGGCGGACTCTGTTCATGCCGACGTTGCCAGCGTTGACGTCATCATCACGACCTACGACAAGGAAACGACCAACGCCGTTTTGGATGCGTGCCGGGATGCTCTTGGGGATTCGGCGGCAAAAATCGTCCTTTTCGATGTTGATCGATGTCATTCGCTGTCCGCCTCCTTGAAGATGCGACGCGAGTCCGATTTTCGGAACCGATTGATCAACATTGCCCTGGTTGCAATTATCGGCATTGTCGCGATCGTGGCTTGCGGGGCGGCGGTTGAAATCGTGCACGAATTGTCGGCTGGCAACATCGCTGCCCAGGAGGCCCCATGACAACCACAGGAATGATCCGCAAAGCGGCGTCCCGACCGGAAGCGCACTCGCACGACGTGCGAGTGACGAGTGACGACATTCGCCCAAGCCATCCCGGTCAATGCTTCTGGTGCGGCGGCGGTCGCGGCGATCGCCATGCCCCAGAATGCGCTACTGTGGTGTCGCTGGTCGAGTACGACGTGATGGCGCAGTGTGAGCCGCTGTCGAACTTGTGGCGAAAAGTCGGCGAACTCAAGGCTTACGAGCCGGCGTCATGGACGGATGCCACTTGCGAATCGTATCGCGACAAGTATCACCACTTGGACGGGGTCGTATTCACCGAACCAGTCTTCTGCCTCAATCGGCCGCTCCGATTCGTGGTGAGGGCTCGTGAGGCAGTGACCTTGTCTGCATGGAGCGCATGGGGCCCATGGTGGCGGCTTGTTCGTCGATCGTGGTCTGGAGTGCCTGGATATGATCCACGAAACCCTTAAACAAGTCGCCGACGCCATTGTCGCCGGAATGGCGGTCATGATCCTGGCCGTCATCATTCCCGCAGCAATCGGCTGGTGCATCGGCGTGCCTTTGGCGATTGTCGTGTGGCTGGTGCGTATGGCGTTGTGAGCGTCAATCCCTCATCACCGTGGCAGGGGGTGAGGGAGATTCGACGTGCAACTGACCCGATCCCTTTTCGGATTCCTTGGCGGCATCGTCAAGGCTCGCCGCGACCGCGTTATCGACGTGATGCCGGCATGGTCTGGCGCGACGACCGCCGCCCTCAACAATTCATGGCAGCGAATCGAGCAGGTCAATCATTTCCGCGGCTGGAATTACGTCGCGATCAAAGCCATCGCGGAGGAAGTCGGCGGATTCCAGCCGATTGTCGCCAAGCGCCACGCAGCCGCCGACGTGCGATCAGCCTACCGAAAGGCTCTCGCCAGCGGCCGTGATCGTCGAGATGTCAACGCCGAATTTCAGAGCCGTTTTCTGACGGCCAACGCACGGCGAAAAGCGTTGACCAACATCAGGTCCGACGACACCCTCGAACAGGTCAGCCAGGACCATCCGCTCTACCGAATCCTGCTCAACCCGAACGGCCCGGATGTCGCCTGGACTTTCTGGTACAAGGTCATGATGTACCTGGAACTAACCGGGGCGGCGTACATGTGGGCTCCGCCGGCGAAAATCAACGTCGATGACCGGCCGAGTCAGCTTTGGGTTCTGCCGTCGCAGTGGGTGTACGAAATCCCCGGCAAAGACCAGCTAATCGGCGAGTACGAAATTCGGCCGACGAACAGTGTCATGGTCGACGCTGTGGGCGCGTTCGGAGCAGGCTGGTTCCCTGGCGCGGGCGGCATCGAGCGGCGGCCGGCATCGGAAATCATCAAGATTGCGTATCCGTCGCCGTTCTCGATCATCGACGGCTATTCTCCGGTCGGTGCAATCGGCGCATGGATCGACGTCAGCAACAACATCGACCGCAGCCGCGTCCAAACGTTCGCCAACGGAGCATTCCCCGGCGTGGCGCTGGAAATGGACAAGGACGTTGCCAACCCCGACCAGGAGGAGATCGCCCGCGTCAAATCTCGATTCCGGGAGGCGTACCAAGGCGTGCGCAACACCGGCGAAGTGGTTGTGCTGTCGCCTGGCATTCGCGTTGTCCCGTTTTCGCGAACGAATGTCGAAATGGACTACGCCGCGTCAGCCGATCAGGTCCGCGGTTCTCTGATGTCGGCTCATCGCGTGCCGCAATCCATCGCCGGCCTGGTGGAACAATCGACCTACGCAAACGCCGACGCGAGCCGAGCCAATTTTTACGGATCGTGCCTCAAGCCGAAATTGACTCTAGCCGGCCAAGTGCTGACGGAAAAGCTGGCGAAACGGTACAACGACGACCTTGTGATTTACTGGGACGATCCGACTCCCAACGACCCGGAAATGCGTCTGCGAAAATACGAAACGATGCACCGAAACTCCGTCGTCACGCCGAACGAGTGGCGACAGGCTGAGGGCTTCGAGCCGTGGGAGCACGGTGGAGACGATCCGGTCGGGAACCCGATGTCGGCGCAGCCGCTTGGATGGGCGACGGGGGAACAGCCAATGGACCAGATGCAGCAACTGATGGGCGGCGGTGGCATGGGCGGCGGAATGGGCGATGGCGGAGGAATGGGCGGCGAGCAAACCGGCGACGCCGGCGATATCGCGGACATTTTTGGAGGCGGGATGCAATGAGCGAGCTTTTGGAATCTCCGCTTTACCGCCGCATAGACGCCAGCGTCGAGACGGTCGACCTACCCGAAGAGGCGAAAGCCGAACTCGAATCCATCGCCGGCGGGGACTCGAAAAACGCCGCCCAGGCGATCATGCAGGCCCGCCTGCGTCGAGAGCGGCACAAGGTTCCCCACGCCGTCGCGAAGGCGATCGAGGACATCAAGGCCGGCCATTCGGTGATCCTGTTCACGTCGAGCGTCAACCCTGGCGGCAACGACGAGGCGGGCGTGGTCGACTTGCTGCGCCAGGAATTCGCCAAAAACGGCATCAGCGACGTCGTCGAATATCACAGCGGATCGTCGGCCGACAAAGACGCGGTGCAACAGTTCCAGAGCGGAAAGGCTCGCGTGTTCATCACCACAATCCCGTCGGGCTCGACCGGCATCAACCTGGACGACACGGTAGGCGATCGGCCACGGTCGACGATTGTCATGACGCCGCCCTGGACGGCTCTTGAAAACCTTCAGATTCCCGGCCGGACGCTGCGATTGACGACCAAAAGCCGATCAAAGATTCGTTACCTCTTCTCGAACACGAAGGTTGACATGCACAACTACAAGCTGCTGTCGAACAAGATGAAAACCATGCGATCCGTCGTCGAGGGCGAGACGCACAAACTGGACCTGCCGACGCCGAAATCCATCCGCCGCGGACTTCTGGCGTCTCCGATCTACGCCCGTGCGGCAGTTGTCAAGGATTCCTTGACAACTCGTTTCGTCGCCAAATCGCTCGGCGATCGCGCCGCACAGCCGGACGACGGCGGCGAGCAAGAGAGGATCGATCTCATCGCCGACATCCTGGGGCACTGGTACGATGAAGCTGACCCGCCGATGTCGCGAAAGTCGCTCGCCGTTTACGTCGTCAAGGCCACGGCACGCAAGGATGGCGAGACGTGGGAGACTTCGGGGCGGTTCTACAAGCGGCAGGGCGGGCGAACTTTCCGCATCGCCAACCCGAACGCCGGCGCGGCGACAACCAAGCCGCAGTCGGCCCAGAAGCAACAGGCAGCCGGGGCGAAGAAGCCGGCTGCGCCGAAGCGTGCCGACAGCCAGCAGCAAGCCCGGCAGGCGGCAACGGCAATCCTCAAGACCCCCAGGGCCAGCGACTCGGAACAGGCGAGGGCGACAGCGCAGGAACTTATCGGGCATCTGTCGAAAATGACGATTCCGCAACTCAAGGAACTGAAAACCGAACTCGGCATCAAGGGGGCGAATCCGAAGTTGAAGGCGCAGATTGTCGAGCAGATTCGCGGACATCAGGAGTTGGCGGCCACTGCCGAGCCGGCGGTCGCGCCTGCCGAGAAGCCAGCGCCCAGCCCATCGCCATCGCCGCCGTTGTCCGCCGAAGAATTCCGCGGCGAGTTCGCGCGGGCGATGAAGCGGGTCGAGTCGAGGTCCAGCCGGCCAAACTTCGTGTCGCTGGTGGATCTGCGGAAGGAGTTGCCCAATATCTCGCGCGAGGATTTTGACCGCCACCTGTATCAACTCCGCCGATCCGGTCTGTACACGACGACGGGAGCCGAGGGACGGGGCGGGTTGAAGCCCGAAGAGCGTGAAGCCGGCATCGTCGAAGATGGCGTGCTTCAGCTATTCCTTTCGCGGCGCCGAGACGGTGACGGCGGCTACCCAGCCGAGAACGACCATTTGATGCCGCCGCCCAAGCCGGCTCCCGCGAAGACGGCCCGGTCGCAAGAGGACCAGATGCGGCCAGCGGCGCCAGCAAAACTCGGCACGTTCGGAAGCCGGCCAGCGAAACCGGCGACGCAACCCAAGCCGCAAGCCAAGCCGCAATCGTCGGCAAGCGACAACACCGACATGGACGCGATCGGGGTCGCCTACAAGGATCTCGGCTATCTCCGCGAGTACGACAACGGGTTGATTCCGCTGCCTCGGCTCTACGACCAGGTGCGGTTCGACGACAACGGTAACCCTCGCCCCGGATTCACGCCCGAGCGATTCCAAAAACTCGTCCGCAAAATGCGAGACAGCGGCCAGATTCAACTCCAGGTCATCAATGAGCCTCACCTGATGGACGATCCGCACGGCGTCACCGTTAAGGACGGGGATGATAATATGTATTTCATGTTCAAGCCGGCGCAACCCAAGCCGCAATCGGACACATGACCAACGCCAAATACATCACCGTTCCCGGCCATAGCCAGCAACTCCCGACTGGCCACTTTCTCGCCCGCGGCCTGCATCCGGCGTTGTCGTCCCTTCTCCAGGTCGCGGCGGGCCAAATTCACGCGTGGCGCCCCGTCGATCTCAACGCCCACATGACGGCCCTTGCTGCCGGGTTCGTCGATGTCATCTGGCACTACTATCGCGACGGCATGCGGCATCGGGCACGAGACATCCTTGCGGCGATCAGTCGCGCCAAGGGCGGTCGATTGCCTCTGGTCCGAAAAAACATCTCGCTCGGCATTCAGGGCATGGACGCGGCGTTCGACCTGTCGCGGCCGGAGGTCGTCGAATCCATCCGCCGAGCGGCGTTCGACCTGGCTCAATCAACGCTACAGACCGCGACCATGCACGCGACGGAAGCAGCAAATGCGGCAAGAAACGCTGTCGCGGAGGGAGTGGGGGCAGGCGATGCCACGCGAGACCTGAATCGGCGTCTGTTCCAGATTTTTGCCGACCCGGCGAAGGCTGCCCGCATTGCTCAGACGGAGGCGAGTCGCGGTTTTCACGCCGGGGCGATGGAAGCGGCGCGGGCGTCTCGCGTCGTTCGCGGCCTGCGGTGGCTCGCGTCGTCGGATGCGTGCGACATCTGCCGCGGGCTCAACGGAAAAGAAGTAGGCATCGGCGAAGCGTTCGCGAAGATCGGCAAGCCTGGGCCGTATCAGATGATCTACCACCCGCCGGCTCATCCGCATTGTTTAACTGGAGAAACGGCCATACAAGTCTCTGGGGCGGTCGGTGCCTTCAAGGCGTTTTACCGTGGCCCCCGTGTTCGGATCGTATTGGCCAGCGGGGATAGCCTCACCTGTACCCCAAATCACATGTTCCTTACCGTCGAAGGGTTCGCCTTTGCATCGTCGCTGGTGAAGGGAGATGACATAATCGCGTGCCCCGACGCCGAGCGGCTTATCCTTGACGGACCAAATAATTACCGGAAGCCAACCCGAATCGATCAAGTAGTCGGTTCGTTCTCGGAATCTCGCGGAGTGCTTCGGCGAGTTGTGCCAGTTGCCCCCGAATACCTCCACGGCGACGCGGCTTTCTGTGAGGGCAACATCGATGTTGTACATGCCAACGGCCTTGGTCGAAACGAAATCGATCCCCGCGGCGGTCAATTCGTCTCCGAGCCAGACTTCCAGGGTGCTGCGGTTGGCCTTGGTTCGCTCATTGGACGCAGCACGCTTGATGCGCTCTTCGATAGAGTGCTTTCGGCCACGGGCCGCTTCGTTGGCCGCAGCCGTGAATCGCTTGCGGTCCTCTTTGCTCATCGTCGCGTATCGCTTGGAAAGGACGCTAGCCATCGTTTCCGTGATGCCGCGAATGCGGACTGCTCTCTCCCGGAGGCATCGGTAAATGACCTGTCGCGACACGCCGAAAATCTTCGCCAACTCGTTGTTGCTAGTTCCGGCCTCATAACGACGAACAAGATCGTCGACATCCAATTCGACCCTGGCGGCCATGTCATCCCCGTATACGACATACAGACACAAAGTTCTCTGTATATTGTATCTGGTGGACTAGTTTCGAGCAACTGCTTCTGCACGACAACGTCGGTGATTTCATCGGCGGACATTGACGATCGGGCAATGGCGGTCTTGCAAACTATGGCGTTTGGGCCAGCGTCGACGTCGACGGGAGTTGACATCGGCCTGACGTTCGGGCGAAGGACGTGAAGTCGAGTTGAACAGCGGCACAAAAATGGTAGCGTCGTTGCCATGGCATCCGCCGTCATCAAAGAGCCGCGCC